GATCTCTCTTGAGCGGAGACGGGCAGTTCTTGGTCGTGATGTCCCCATGTCTCAGGACGTGGTCAAGCGGAATACCATATTCCATACATACGCATGCCGCCAGCTTCGCCGCCGCTTCCTGCGTCGCTTCCGTAAAGTACCAGGTCTCGTCATCGTCATTCCTTCCGGATGCAGTGAAAGTCGCGCACTCTACCCCGATCGTGTTTCCGTTCCTGGCGTCAGGATGGATGTACGAAAAGCCGCTGGATGCTCCGACGTGCCAGAGCTTATCCGTAACCTTTGCGGCCTGATATACATCTCCTTCCTTGGAGACGTAGAAATGCCCGCCATACCCGCCGCCGTAAAGGTACGGATTCTCTCCATTCACGCCGAGATAATGGATTGCAAAGTATTCATGCGAGTTCGCGTTGTGCGCGGGGACTTGCCCCTCATTTGCGGATATGATGTCGTGGAGCTCGACACCGAGCGCCGCCAGTCTGTCACGTAACGACAAGGTACACACCTCCCTCCTCAAGATCGATCTTCGTGAGATCCCATTTATCGATCAGGCTCATGACGTACCGGTCATACTCCGGATTGGTGCAGTACCCGCGAATCCTGACCTGTCTGATCAGCTCCGCAGGATCCCTGATGCCGAGCACGTCCCGGTACTTGTATACGCCAGTCTCCCGCTTCGCGTCGCGCATGAACTGGCAGTAATCATAAAAGCAGTCCTGATAGCTGTCATAGGTCCGGAAGACGTCCGTGATGTGGATCTCTTCGCCATCCGGTGTCCATTCCGGCGTGATCTTCGTGTGCGTCCCGCCGTGCCAGTAATCGCTCGTCCATGTGGAGTTCAGCAGCTCCTTCTTCATCCCGAGGACGTTGTATCTGCCTTCCTGCGCGAGGTCGGTCTGGCCATATCCGGTCTCGATGATGGACTGGCCAACAAGGACGCTGGCCAGATACCCGAATCTCTGCTCCGCATTGAGCGCGAGCGGGATCATCTTGTTGACGAATTCATTTTCCGTCATCTTCATCACCGTCCAATTCGTCTTTGACTTTGCCGAGCTTTTTCAGGATGCCCTTGGGAAATGCCACGCCAGCCTGATTGAGATTTTCCAGTACTGAGACCGCTTCCATGACCACGATATAAAAGCTGATCCATGTGGCCAGTCTGTAATCGGCCACGACCGGAACAGCTTCCTCTGCGATAAAAGCGATGATGACGACGAGCAGCTCCCCGCCCTTACGGTAAAGCCCTTTGCGCATCTTGGTAGAGTCCCAAGTCCCGTTGATGGTCGCCTGGATCCAGCCCGTCACGATGTCAGCGCCTGCTCCCAGGAGCGGGAGCAAGAAGATCCAGTACACATGTGAATAAGCCAAAAGTGATAAATCCATAACTATAATCCCTCCCTTAGATGTCTTTCGGCTCGCCGTTAAAAGCAGCGACGCCGCTGAAAAATGCCTTAAAAAGCCCCTGCGACATGCGGTACCTGCCTCTGTCTGGGTTGCAGATCACGACCTTCCCGTCATCGTCGAGACCGCAGCATACGACATAGTGCCCATACTTCCACCAGATAATCGACGGTCTGTCTGCTTTGACCACTCCCTCGACATCGGTCGAGTATGCATGCATATCCAGACCATGCAAATTTCCGACACGCTTAAGGTCTTTCATCGTGCACCCGGAGACAGTGAGCCCGCACTCCTCTGAAAGCGTCTCAAGCGGGACGTCTGTCCCGTAGTATGCGAGGATCATCTTGAGACACGTCGGACCGCAGTCAAGATTCTTCGGGGATGTCACAGGATATACGTCATACATATCTACCCCTCCTTATCTCAGCGGATCGACCGGAGTCTCGATAATGTCAAATGTGAACCGCTTGTGTTTTGCGACTTCTTCGCCCTCCGGATCGAGTGCCGGGATACCGTCGCGTGCGATATCCTGTTCCTTTGCGTTCTGGATGCGGTCCATCTCTCTCAATCTTTCGTCCATGCCTTGCCTCCTTACAGCGGGATATGCTCGCCGCCAAAAAATGTGATGCCGCCGACAATCCCTGCGCGAGTCAGCATCTCATACTGCTCCTCGAATAACATCATCTCCTCCGGCTTTTCGACCAGATGATAAACATCCTCGACGGTGTACTTATCAATCGTCTTCACCGACTTAAGGGCGTACATCGTCTGCGCGTCATATTCGATAATGTCATCCGGCTTGTGCGTGATGTGCTTTATCCATCCCAGGCGCTTCCGCTCCTCGGGGTTCTCGTCAAAGTACTCCTTCAGCCCGATAATATGCTTTCCGGTGATTTTGCCGTCATCGTCATTCGGCGGGCAGTACTGCGCATCGCCGGTCTCCACATCATACTTCTCGTAATAATATTTCTCTGCCATCTCCTCACCCCCTTACGCCGGAATCGAGCTGTGGGTATTCATGAAGCGCCAGATCTTCACACCGTCGACGACCGTATAGTGCAAATTGATCATATTGATCCCTGCCGTCTCCTTCTGCGTGTGCTCTGTTGCGATCTTGACGCCCTCCGGCGGCGTGAGCGTCATGGAGTACGTTCCGGCGTGCCGGCACCGGATCTCGTACCATGCGCCGTGTGTCTCGTCATCGATCTCCGGAAGAATAAACTCCATCGGACAGTCCACGATCTGGTTGAGCCGGTATGTCACATTCCGCACCAGCCCGGAGATGATCACCTTGCTGTGTGCGTAGTATCCTTCCGTCACATCAGCTCCGGCCGTGACCTCGGCTTCCGTGTACTCGTCTCCTTCGAGGGTGAAATACTTCTTTCCCGCGACGAATTTCGTGTCCGTAGTCGGCGCGTATTCCCACGTCGTGAACGGATCCGCGTCATAGACATAGAAGGTCACGCGCTGATCCAGATTGCGGATAGCCAGATCCGTGGCCTTGAAGATGATCGTCTCCGTGTAGGATCCCCATCCGATCGTGACCGGCTGGGACATGGCGGCCACATCGAAGCGGACAGCAGCGTATACTTTCCCGTCTTCGACATACCATCCTGTCGCTCCCTCTACGGCAACAGCTCCGGCGTCTACGGTGGTGCCACTCTTCGGCCGGATCTCAGCGAAGGAATACCAGCCCGGATCTGTCAGACCGAAGCTGGCGTATTCCACAGGATCGCTCACGAAGGTCGGGATGCCGACCACCTCGAAGACATCTGCGGAGATGGTCTTCTCTTCTTCGATGGCTTTTACTCTGGCGCTTATGTCGTCCGAGGAAATCAGGCCGATCTCATCCCGGAGTTCCGACAGGCTCTCGATGATCGCGGTGATGATGTTCCCATCCGGAGGATTGACCAGAGTATCGATCGCGCGGTTGACATTGTATGTATATATCGGAGACTTCTTGATAAAGTCCGCGCCGGCATATACGATCTGCATCTCTCCGGAGCCCCTGACGGACAGCTCTACGTCAGTGACCGTCATGAGCAGGCAGCTATTTTCCGCATCGTCTGCGACTAATGCGGCGTTGTATGCTGTGCGTTCGCCGTGTCGTCTGACGCGGATATGAAAGATGCCCTCGCCGTTTTCCGACCAGTCAGCGCCGTAGCGGAAGCGAAGAACCGTTACTCTGTCTTCGCCCTCGTAGCCAAGCTGTATTGGGCGGTCAGGGGATGCGTTTATGATCGTCATAATACCTTACCCGCAATCCTTTCCCAGACCGCATTCACGATGTCCGCACCTGCGCCAATCAAAGGAAGCAGGAAAATCCAGTAGATGTGTGAGTAGCTAAAGTTTGATAAATCCATTGCTATGCTCCTTTGCTTTTTGATTTCATATAAAATATTTATACTAAAAGTTCAGCAACAAGCGGTATATGGTCAGATGACAATTTTGAATATGCACCCGGTACAGGGTATACATTTACGATCTTGATATTCGGAGAAACTATGATGTTATCCAGATAATACAGCTTCGTCCCTTTAGGATTATCGTAATCAGCAAAATCGTCACGATCATTTGACCATGTATAAAACTTTCCGAAGAAACCACAATTTGACAACACCGCCCCCGAATCAGTAAAAACTTTGTAAAGCTCCTCTTCTTCCCCCGGTTCCGGGTTAAAATCTCCGAAAACGATATAACGATCTTTGCCAGATAGTAGCGTATTTACAATTTCAGCAGCCTCGTTTAACCTCGTCTGCGTATTAGATGTCCCAACAGATAGATGTACAGATACTGCATATACGCCATCAATATAACCTTCGCAATAATATTTACCTGTGCTTAACTGCCCTCTCTTGCCATCAATCATAACATTTTTGGATTTGAGAGATGTTTGCATACCCGTCCACACGTTGCCTTTAAAGAAATAATTCCACAATACATCGTCTGATTTAATTGTATTTTCGGAGTCCATATTGGAGTCATATTCCTGTATACCCATAATGTCTACATTTTTATCACCTAAAAATCTTCGATAATTGATTAGTTTTTCGTTGTAAATATTGGCCGGAAGACCAACCTCTGTACCATAATTATAATGACCCACATTATAAGTCATTACCTTTAATGCCCTCGGCGCATATTCAGCAATTGAGATTTTTTCCCCATAAGCGTCCAAAAGTGAAAATGGCGTTGTGGTGTTGTAGTGGGCAAGGATAAAACGACAAAATCGTGTTGCGTCATTTAATTCAAAAGTCCTGCTTTGAGAAATATAAGCAGATGTAGATAGACAATTTTTATCCTGATCGTATTCAACAATTGAAATTAAATCTGTTACATCATTTCCGAAATCTATTTGCAGTTTTTGAGTACCTTCATCAATTTCGGCAAAATCAGAGTGTGCTCTGTTTGCCGATTCATGGTATGTTCCATTACCCAGGCCCCCTTGATACCACTTCAGGTCAGTTAAAAGACCTTTAGCTTTACTCATAACAACACCTGAATTATTTTTTTCAAGTTCATTCTCAAGGGTATTGTATTTCAGTGACCTAATACTTTTGATCATGTCCGTTGTGCCGGAAATTGCTATGAATTTTGTGTTTGGTGGGAAAGTATATGCATCTGTGCCTTCCTTTATAGAAAACGCCTTTATGTAACTCTGGTTTTCGTCATAACACACATTGAAATTACTTCGCAGTGGAGTATCGATTAGCAAAATTCGAGAGGGATCTATTTCAACTAAACCAGTACGAGACCATCCTTGATACTCAATAAATTGACCATTGTTGCGATCTACATACGAGTTTTCCACAATGCTAAAATCCAAATGATTTACGATATTTTCAATATCAGCATTGATTCCATCGGATAATTTTTGTTTGGTAATCGCTTTTTCTGCAATCTTTTCAGACGTTACTGATCCATCTGCAATCTTTGCAGTCGTGGCCGCACCGTCCGCGAGCTTATCAGTTGTGACGGAGCCATTCGCGACCCCGCCATACTCGCCACCTGCGACCCATGCAGAGCCGTCGTAGTAGTACCACTGACCGTCCGTCGTGAGCACGTATATCCGGCTTGTGTCCGTCATAGCGGACGTACTCGCCACGACAATCGGCGCACCGGATGCGACCCGCTGAATCATAGTTTCGAGGACTGCAACCCTCTCTTTAACTGTCGGTGTGATAGTATCATCTCCTTCGTCCGAATCGTCCGTGTGGATTGTGGAAAGCACCCTAACCGCACACGGCGTTGTATGCCACTCGCTGACCTCTCCGCCGGAAATGTCCAGGATGCAGAGTGCGACCATGAGCGACCCGTTTTTTTCAAGGTCAGACTGTGATAACTGCCAGTCATAGTAATTGTGCAAGCCGTCCGTATCGTAATACGTCAGTGTCCGCGCTCTGACCTGAGACTCGCCCGGTCGCTGATACATGGCACGGAGAGCGACCTGCCCGTCGAGGACGATGTCCGCGAAACCGCTGTTGATTGCAAAGCGGACGATGTCGACCTCTTTGTCGTGGGTGACGAACGCCCCGCCGGATGCGGAAAGAGTGCGCCTGACTTCGTCAACATTCAAAATTATAAGGCTCATGTTTTACCCCTCTCTTACACCGGGTTATTGATGTACCAAATTACATAGTTGTACCGGAAGTACCCGACCGCCCGCGACCTGTCAAGCCGAGCATGCACCCGGCGATTATTGTCGATGTACGTTGCGATCTCGAGTACCTGGTTCGTCCCGTAATCCCCGTTAGTAATGGACACGACGACCTTTGTCTTGTCATACTGCGCCGGAATCGTGTATAGAGTGACGTCGTTCGCACTCGTCCCGTTTGTGACGCCGGAACCAGATTTAAGCACTGTCGGAAGCTTTGCGAGTGCTGTCTGCATCGCAACGAGCTGATTTGCGAGCCAGTCAACGTCTGCCGAGATAGACCGTGATGCGACCTGTACTTCGACGCCTGACAGTGACACGCCCTCGATCGTGGCGAGCGCAAAGAGGCAATCGTCCTGTGTATCGCCCTCGTTCATGTCTCCCGCCGTAATACTGGGAGCCGTCGGCGTTCCCGTTGTCGGAGTGCCTTCCACGACAACCCATGATGCGGACTCGATACCGCTCGAATTTTTCTGCCATCTGAGCACGATAGCATCAATCCGGCTGTATCCCTGTGTGCCGTTCGATACCTCGACCGCCTCGACCGAGCCGAAGGGAATCTCGAAAGCGCACCCGTGATGGAAGATAAGCCCGTCCGCTATCGAAATCTGGTTCGACCCCGTAACCGTCGTCGCCATGCCTGCGCCGATATTCGACGCAATCAGACTGCCATTTCCGACGATTGACCGGAAGATGTTTCGGTGCTGTGTGGACGTAAAGTGATTCTGTCCTAATTTGCCTGTTATCAGATTCATTAATTAGCCCTCCAAAGTGTACTGTTTTGTGAGCGTACCTTTTGAAATGGTATAAACGATAT